CTCGAACGCCTCGGGTCGATCACCTCCATTCCGCTGCTGGAGATCCGCGCATGAACGAAGAGACCGGATTTCTGGCAGCGGTGCTGCGCGAACTCGGCGCATCGACCGCAGTCATTCTTGCCGCCTGGGGTGCGCTGGGCGGTGCGACTAATGCGCTGACGACGCGCATGCGATTGCGCGATGCCCTACGACACATCCTGCTTGGCGGGTTGATTGCGGCGGGGATGGGGAGCCTGTCGATGGCGCTCGTCGCCCGTTGGCTCGGTCTGCCGCCCGAAGCCATTCCAGCCGGCGGCGCGGCGGGCTCGGCCGCCTACCTGGTCGGGGTCTTTGGGCCCGCCTTCATCGAGGTTGTTCTTGCCCGACTGCGCGGTGCGAAGGGAGGGCCGACCGATGAATGAACTTCTTCGACTCGCGCGCGCCATCCGCTGCGATGCGACCGATCCGGGCCAGACCTTTCGCCACCGAATGGGCATTGGTCTCGCCATTGCAGTGCTGATCCTGATCCTTTCACTTCTCGGGTGATCCCATGAAAACGACTGACCGGGGGCTTCTCGCCCTGATCCGGCACGAAGGCGTCGTGCCAGGACCCTATCTGGATGTGAAGGACGTCTGGACCTTCGGCATCGGCCACACCGCCGCCGCTGGTCCGCCCGATCCGGCGCGGATGCCACGCGGGATGCCTGCCGATCTTGAGGCCGGGATCCGCGAGGCGTTCCAGCTCTTCCGCACCGATCTCGCCGCCTACGAGGCCGAGGTGCTGCGCGCGGTGAAGGTGCGGCTTGAACACCACGAGTTCGATGCGCTGGTCAGCTTCCACTACAACACTGGCGGCATCGCCAAGGCCGCGCTGACGCGGCACCTGAATGCAGGCAACCGCGTGGCGGCCGCAGCGGCCTTCATGGGCTGGCTCAAGCCCGCCGCCGTCCGGTCCCGGCGCGAGGCGGAGCGCGATCTCTTCGCCAGGGGCATCTACCCGGCCGGCACGATCCCGGTCTGGTCGGTCGACCGCAACGGCCGGGTCGATTTCTCGCGGCCGATCCGTCGGCTCACCGAGACCGAGGCGCTGGCCTTGCTGCGCCCGACCGCCACTCCGATGCCAACACCCGCCCAACCCGCCACCGAGCCCGGCTGGTGGCAGCGGCTCGCCAGCCTCTTCACTCGAAAGGAAAACACATGAACTGGACCCTCGCGCGCGGCCTCGTCTATCTCGCCTGCCTTGTCGCCTCCGGTCTCGCCATGACGGGGCTGGCGGAGTTCGACCTGGCGACGGGAACCTTCGATCTGAGGCCCTTCAACCTCTACGCCCTGACCGGCGCGGCGGGCGGTGTCGTGTCCTCGGCTCTGGCCTCAATCGCGCTCTGGCGCGGCTGGGGGCGCAAGTGAAATCCCTCCCTCCCGCCCTGCAGGCCCATCTCGATGAGGGGACGACGACGCTGGCCTGGTGCTGGCGCATCACCCGGGCCGATGGCGTGATCTTCGGATTCACCGATCATGACCGGACCCTCACCTTCGATGGCACCGAGTTCGAACCCGAAAGCGGGCTGACGGCGTCCGAGGTGCGATCGGGGTCGGACCTGTCCGTCGATGCGCAGGATGCCGCAGGGGTGCTGACCTCCGACCGGATCACCGAGACCGACATCCTCGACGGCCGGTGGGACAATGCGGCGGTCGAGGTCTGGCGGGTGAACTGGGCGAACCCAGCGCAGCGCGTGCTTCTGCGGCGCGGGGCCATTGGCCAGATACGCCGCGGGCGGCTCGCCTTCGTGGCCGAGGTTCGTTCACTGGCCCATGTCCTTGGCCAGACCGTGGGGCGGACATTCCAGGCGAGCTGCGACGCCGCGCTGGGCGATGCGCGCTGCGGCGTGAACCTCGAGACCCCGGCCTTCAAGGGCTCTGGCGCGGTCATCGACGTGCTGCGGGACCGGGCCTTCACGGCCTCCGGCCTCGGCCCCTTCGCGGCGGGCTGGTTCGCCTTCGGGCTGGTCGAGTGGTCGACCGGCCCCAATGCCGGGCGATACGTCGAGGTGCTGTCGCACGACTTCGTCGACGGCGTGGCGATCCTGACCCTGCTGGAAGCCCCAGTGCGGCCGATCACGGCGACGGATGCTTTCGTGGCCCGGGCGGGTTGCGACAAGCGGATCGCGACCTGCAGCACGAAGTTCGCCAATGTCGCGAACTTCCGGGGCTGTCCGCACATTCCCGGGCAGGACGCCGTGCTGCGCTACGCCACCAAGGACGGTGGCCACGAGGGGGCGGTGCTGTGAAGACCGCCGATCCCGCGCGCGTCATCGCCGTCGCGCGATCCTGGCTCGGCACACCCTATCACGACCAGGCCAGCCTGCGCGGGGTCGGCTGCGATTGCCTCGGCCTTGCGCGCGGCGTCTGGCGCGAGGTTGTCGGACCGGAACCATTCCCGATCCCGCCCTACAGCCGCGACTGGGGCGAGACCGGCCCCCGCGAGGTTCTGGCCGATGGGGCGCGACGGATGATGCCGGAAATTGCACCTGCCGATGCCCCACCTGGTGCGCTGGTCCTGTTCCGCATGATGCCGCGCGCCATCGCCAAGCATGTAGGCATCCTCACTGGCCCCGACACTTTTCTCCACGCCTATGAGCGGCTGGGCGTGATCGAGGAACCGCTGACGCCCGCTTGGGCGCGCAAGATCGCCTTCGCCTTCCTGTTCCCCTGACGTTGAGATTTTCCCATGGCCACGCTCGTCCTCGGCGCCGTCGGTTCCGCCATCGGCGGCGCCTTTGGCGGCGCGATCCTCGGCTTCTCTGGCGCTGCCATCGGCGGCTTCATCGGCTCGACCATCGGGTCGGTCGTCGACAGCTGGATCGTGTCGTCGCTGGCGCCTGCCCAGAAGATCGAGGGCCAACGCCTGGACAGCCTGCGCATCACCTCCGCCACCGAAGGGGCGATCATCCCGCGCCTCTACGGGCGCATGCGCATCGGCGGCAACATCATCTGGGCCACGGATTTCCGCGAGGAGACCAAGACCACGACGCAGGGAGGCGGCAAGGGCGGGGGCGGTGGCCGGGTCCAGACGACCGAGTATCTGTACTATGCCAGCTTCGCGGTTGCTCTTTGCGAAGGCCCGATCACCGGCATTGGCCGCATCTGGGCCGATGGCAAGCCGCTCGACATGACCGGGATCACCTGGCGCTGGTATCCGGGGAGCGAGGCGCAAGTGGCCGATCCGTTCATCGCAGCCAAGATGGGGGCCACCAACACTCCCGCCTATCGCGGCACGGCCTATGTCGTCTTCGAGGAACTGCCGCTTTCCACCTACGGCAACCGCCTGCCGCAGCTGTCGTTCGAGGTGTTCCGGCCACTTGCCGACCCGGACACCGCCGAGGGGCTGGTCAAGGCCGTCACCATGATCCCGGCCTCGGGCGAGTTCACCTATGCGACCGAAGCTGTCCGCAAGACCGTGGGCGCAACGAGCACGGTGTTCGGCCAGACCACCGGCGGCACGACCTCGGCCGAGAACCTGAACGCGCTGCCCGATGAGGCCGACATCGTCGTGGCGCTGGACCGGCTGCAGGCCATGGCCCCGGCCGTGGAAAGCGTCAGCCTGGTCGTCGCCTGGTTCGGCAATGATCTGCGCGCTGGCAACAGCGCGATCAAGCCGGGTGTGGAAGTGGCGACCAAGGTCACCAGCCCCAAGGTCTGGACGGTCAATGGCGTCGCGCGCGCTGCAGCCCATCTCGTCAGCCGCGATGCCGAGGACCGGCCGGTCTATGGCGGCACACCTGCGGATTTCGCGGTGGTGCAGGCGATCCGCGAGATGAAGGCGCGCGGGCTGCGCGTCACCTTCTATCCCTTCCTCCTGATGGACGTCCCGCCCGGCAACACGCTGCCCAACCCCTATTCGAACAACGCCACCACGCCGGGCCAGCCTTCCTTCCCCTGGCGCGGTCGGATCACCTGTTCCCCGGCTGCGGGCTATGTCGGGACGGCCGACAAGACCGCCGCTGCCGGGACGCAGGTGTCCGCCTTCTTCGGCGCAGCGACCCCGGCGCAATTCACGGTCTCGGGCGACACGGTCAGCTGGACCGGCCCCGCGGGCGATTGGGGCCTGCGGCGCATGATCCTGCACTACGCCCATCTCTGTGCGGTGGCAGGCGGGGTCGATGCCTTCCTGATCGGCACCGAGATGCGCGGGCTGACCACGATCCGCTCCAGCGTCAGCGCCTATCCGGCCGTCACCGCCTTCAAGGCACTGGCGGCGGACGTGAAGGCCGTCCTCGGGCCGGACACAAAGGTCGGCTACGCCTCGGACTGGTCCGAGTATTTCGGCCACCAGCCCGGGGACGGCAGTGGCGACGTTTTCTTCCACCTCGACCCGCTCTGGTCGGACGCCAACATCGATTTCATCGGCATCGACAACTACATGCCGCTGTCGGATTGGCGCGACGGGTTCGACCATGCCGATGCCCTCGAGGGCTGGCCCGCGATCCATGACCGTGGCTACCTGCAGGCCAACATCGCAGGCGGCGAGGGCTTCGACTGGTTCTATGCCAGCGCCGCCGACAGGTCGGCCCAGATCCGCACCCCGATCACCGATGGCAGCGCAGGCAAGCCATGGGTATTTCGCTACAAGGATCTGCGCGCCTGGTGGTCGAACCCGCATTTCAACCGACCGGGTGGCATGGAGAGCGGCACGCCCACCGCATGGGTGCCGCAGTCCAAGCCCATCTGGTTCACGGAACTCGGCTGTCCCGCCATCGACCGGGGCACCAACCAGCCCAACGTGTTCTTCGACCCGAAGTCGTCGGAGAGCTTCACCCCGTATTTCTCGCGCGGCTGGCGCGACGATGCCATCCAGCGCGCCTATCTCGAGGCGAGTTACCTCTGGTGGGGTCAGGGTGCGAACAACCCCACGTCGTCGGTCTATGGCGGCCGGATGGTCCACATCCCCGAATGCGCCGCCTGGACCTGGGATGCGCGACCCTATCCATTCTTCCCCGAATTGACCGGCATCTGGACGGATGGGCCGAACTGGCGCCTTGGCCACTGGCTGACCGGACGGCTGGGCGCGGTGTCGCTGGCGGCCCTTGTGCGGCACCTGTGTTTGCGTGCCGGGCTTGACGTATCGTTGATTGACGTCTCCGGCCTCTGGGGCGCGGTCGAGGGCTATGTGATCGGCGCCTTGGAAAGCCCCCGCGTGTCGATTTCCACGCTGGCCCGGCATTTCGGGTTCGATGCCATCGAGACCGAAGGCGTGATCCGCTTCGTCATGCGCGGGCGCGCCTCGGTCGCCACGCTGGCCCTCGACGATCTCGTCGCCAGCCGTGAGGGCGAGGCCTTCGAACTGGTCCGCGCTCAGGAGACCGAGCTGCCCCAGGCCCTGAAGTGGCAGGTCGCGCGGGCGGATGAAGACTACGATGCTGCGCTGGTCGAGGCACGCCGCATCACCGTCGACACGACCCGCATCGCCTCCGAGTCCTTCCCGATGGCCATCCCGCCCGAGGAGGCCGAACGCCGCTGCCGCCGCGCGCTGATGGAAGCCTGGATCGGCCGGGAAAGCGCCACCTTCCGTCTGCCGCCCTCGCGCCTTGCCCTCGATCCGGCCGATGTGATCCGCCTCGCGCATGACGGCCGCGAGATCGAGTTCCGCCTCGTTTCTGTCGCCGATGCCGAGGCACGGGGCATCAAGGCTGTGCGTCAGGACCGCGCCGCCTACGACCTGCCGCCCGGCGATCCGCGACCGGCCTCACTTGCGAGCCCCGTCGTCTTCAGCACGCCCGAGGTGGTGATGCTGGACATTCCCCAGATCAGCGAGGACCAAGCCGCGTATCGGCCCCTGATCGCCGCCCATGCCAGCCCCTGGCCGGGCCAGATCGCCGTCTTACGCAGCGCCTCGACGGACGGGTTCAACCTCCTGACGACCTTCGGCAGTCGGGCGCGGATCGGCACGTTGGCCTTCGATTTCTTTCCGGGGCCGACCTCGCGCTTCGATCTCGGCAACGCACTGGTCGTCGATCTGCTGTCCGGAACGCTGGAAAGCGTGACCGATGTCGTGCTGTTTGGCGGGGCGAATGCGCTGGCGGTCGAAGCGGCGGCCGGGGACTGGGAAATCGTCCAGGCTGGCCAAGCCGAACTGATCGCCCCCGGCCGGTACCGCCTGACCCGCCTGCTGCGTGGTCAGCGCGGGACAGAGCATGCGATGGGCAATCCGGCCCCGGCCGGGGCGCGGGTCGTTGTACTGGACACCTCACTTGCCTCGTTGCCCATCGCCGAGGCCGATCTTGGGCTACCGTGGAACTGGCGGGTCGGCCCGGCCGCGCGTGCCGTCAGCGACGCGAGCTTTGCCGCGTTGGGCTTCACCCCGACCGGGCGCGGCCTCGTGCCCTTTGCGCCGGTGCATGTCGAACAGCCATGGCGGACGGCGCGCAACCCTGGCGATCTGACCATCCGATGGACGCGGCGATCCTGCGCGCTGGTCGCCGATGCCTGGGAACAGGTCGAGGTGCCCTTGGCAGAGGACCTGGAAAGCTACGACGTCCAGATCCTCGACGGCGCGGCGGTCAAGAGGACGCTGACCAGCAGCACGACTTCCGCCCTCTACACCGCCGCCCAGCAAACGGCCGATTGGGGCGCGCCGCTCGGGCCCGGTCAGACGCTGGCGATCCACATCTTCCAGCTTTCGAACCGCCTTGGTCGCGGCACGCCCGCATCCCTGACCCTCCAGTTCTGACGGGAATCCTCATGTCCGACACCACGACCCATCTGAGCTTGCCCTACCTTCTGGCGGCGCAGGCGCAGAAGCATGTCACGCATAACGAGGCGCTGCGCCTGCTCGATGCCATGGTGCAGCTCTCGGTCTTGGACCGCACACGTACCGCGCCCCCGGCCAGCCCGGCCGACGGCAACCGCCATCTGGTGGCCTCCGGCGCAACCGGCCTCTGGGCGGGTTGGGACCTGAACATCGCCTTCTGGATTGATGGCGCATGGATCCGCCTCGTGCCGCGTACCGGCTGGCTGGTCTGGGTCGCGGCCGAGGGGCTGTTCCTCGTCTGGACCGGCAGCGCCTGGGAGGTGGTGGGCGAGCCCCGCGACGTCTCGGACGCCGTGTTCAGCCTGGTGAACGACGCCGATCCGACGAAGAAGGCCACCTTTTCGCTGGCGGGGATCAGCGCCGGGACGACGCGTAGTTACACGCTGCCGAACACCTCGTCGGAACTGGCGATCCTCGCGGGTACGCAAACCTTTACCGGGAATAAGACCTTCTCAGGGACACTCACGGCGTCCGGGACCGTGACGGTCTCCGCAGCCAGCGCCTCGATCGGCACCGCAACGACGACATCCACCTACGGGATGGGAACCGGGGCCACGACCACAGGCGTGACCAAGACCGTGAACATCGGGACCGGAGGGGCCTCCGGATCGACCACCGTCGTGAACATCGGCTCTGCGACGGCAGGGGCCGGTGGCACGACCGTCATCAACACGCCGACCGTCACCTTCGCCAATGCCGTGACGCAGGTTGGAATGCCCCAGGCGAACCTGACCGCGCAACTGCTCGGCCTCGGTGGGGCGACGGCCGACAGTTACAACCGGCTGTCGGTGAACACACCGGCCGTCCTTCTGAACAACGCGGGCGCGGGCATCGAGGCGACAGTGAACAAAGCTGCCGCCGGGAACGATGCCGCCTTTGCATTCAAGACCGGCTTCTCCGCCCGCGCGCTGATCGGCCTCCTCGGCAACGATGATTTCAGCTTCAAGGTCAGCCCTGACGGGTCGGCCTTCTTCGACGCCATCAGGATCGACCGCGCCAGCGGCCAGGTGGAACTGCCGCAGCCGACGGTCCTGCCCGGCCTCAGCGCCGCGCCGACCCCGCCACCCGCAGGCAAGGCCTCGGTCTATGCCCGCAACCGCGCAGGCGCGCCGTGGATCGACGTGATGCGCCCCTCGGGCCGGGACTTCCCGCTCCAGCCGCATTTCGGGGTGAACCGCATCGCCAATTGGTCGCCGTCGGTCAGCACCACGATCACGACCGAAGGCCTGCCGATCACCTCGGTCGGGACCGTGTCGCACCCGACCCTCGCCGCGACGAACCTGGCCGCCAGCATGCGCCGCTGGCGCCTGACCTCGGCGGCCGTCGTGGACTCGGTGGCCGACCAGCGATCCGCAGGCTGGGCCTGCTGGCGCGGCAACGCGGCGGGCCTCGGGGGCTGGACCTTCGTCACGCGGATTTCGCTAACGACGCTCCAAGCGACCGGGATGGGGTTCTTCGGCCTCTACGGATCAACCGCCGCTCTGGCCACCACCTTGACGCTGGCCGCAGTCATCAACTGCATCGGCATCGGCTTCCAACGCGGCACCCACACCCGTTGGCAGCTGGTCGCAAACGACGGTACCGGTACACCGACCCTGATCGACCTGGGGGCGAGTTTTGCCATAGCGACGGGCGGTGTGCTGACCCTGTTCATCGCCGCGCCGCCAAACGGATCATCCGTCTGGGTGCGCGTCGTCGACGAGGTCGCCAGCGCGGTGTTCGAGCAGGAGATAACTGCCGACATGCCTGCCAACACGCAGTTCCTGTCACCTCGGCTGTTCTTGAACACCGGGGCAACAGCAGCGGCGGTCGCCTATGAGTGCGCCGGGGTTTATGTGGAGACGGATTTCTGACCCGCTTCGCCAGATCGTCGGCTGGGCGATCTCGCCAACCGAAGCCTTCTGGTCAGCTGGCCAGAATCCTGCGGATCTTCGGTAGCGCGAAGCGGCGGTCTTCGTGGTAATCGATGATGCTGGCAAAGCGGCCGTCGGCATGAAACAGGAACACACCGGCGGTGTGGTCCATGGTGTAATCGCCGTCGCGGGGCACTTTCTCGAACCGGGCGCGGAACCCTGCGGCGGCGCGTTCGACTTCGGGCAATGGTCCGGTCAGGCCGGTGATCCGGGGATCGAAGTTGGCCAGGTAGTCGGCCAGTACTTGCGGTGTATCCCGTTCGGGATCGATCGAAATAAAGACAGCGTTCAGCCGGTCGGCATCAGGTCCGAGCTCTTCCAGCCAGCCGGAAATGTCGCTCAGGGTGGTCGGGCAAACGTCGGGGCACC